GGTCTTTGAATTAAGAAAAATGGGTATTCCGGTACAAGAATTTACACCAACCCGTGGAAACGATAAGATTACCCGTGTAAACTCTGTTTCAGACCTATTTGCATCTGGTAAAGTTTGGGCGCCTCGCAAACGCTGGGCAGAAGAAGTCATTGAGGAAATGGCAGCCTTCCCAAATTCAGACCACGATGACTTAGTGGATTCGGCAACACAGGCATTAATCCGATTTAGAAAAGGCGGGTTTCTACGACTTCAATCAGATGAAGAAGATGAGATCAAATTCTTCAAATCAAGACGCGCAGTTAGTTATTACTAAGGAACGATATGGCAATTGAGAAATCACTATACGAATTACCCCAAGGACTTGAGGCCGCAGCTGCCGCCATGGAACCAATCGAGATCGAGATTGAAGACCCAGAAGCAGTCCGAATCGGCATAGACGGTTTAGAGATTGAGATTACGCCGGAAAAAGAAACTGCAGATGACTTTGACGCCAACCTTGCGGAATACTTAGATGAGCGTGAATTAGCCCAGATCTGCGGCGATTTACTCGGTGATGTAGAGTCAGACGTCAGTTCCCGTAAAGACTGGATGCAGACCTATACAGACGGTATCGAGCTGTTAGGTATGAAGTTAGAAGATCGTTCTGAGCCATGGGAAGGCGCTTGTGGTGTATATCATCCTCTCCTTTCCGAAGCCTTAGTCAAGTTCCAAGCCGAGACGGTTATGGAAACCCTGCCTCCTGCTGGTCCAGTTAAAACAGTCATTGTCGGCAAAGAAACACCAGAAAAGATGGCGGCGGCTGATCGTGTTCAAAAGGACATGAACTACCAGATTACCGAAGAAATGCCAGAGTTCCGTCCAGAGCACGAGCGTATGTGCTGGGGTCTAGGACTTTCAGGTAACGCATTTAAAAAGGTTTACTACGATCCAAACCTAGAACGTCAGGTCTCTTTATTTGTTCCTGCGGAAGACTTAATTGTCCCTTACGGCGCTACTGATCTTCAGTCAGCAGAACGTGTAACCCACGTCATGCGTAAGACAGAGAATGAACTGCGTAAACTGCAGGTCGCCGGTTTTTACCGTGATGTAGATCTTGGAGATCCTGTCTCCTCGTTTGATGAAGTAGAAAAGAAAATTGCCGAGAAGATGGGCTTTCAAGCCTCATCGGACGATCGTTTTAAGATCCTTGAGATCCAAGTCAATCTGGACATCCCAGGACACGAAGATGTAGATAAAGACGGCGAACCTACTGGAATTGCCTTACCGTACATTGTGACCATTGAAAAAGGCACACAGAACGTACTGGCGATTCGCAGAAACTGGAGACCAGAAGATGAGACTAAACAGAAACGCAATCATTTTGTACATTACGGCTACGTTCCGGGCTTTGGCTTTTACTGCTTTGGCCTTATTCATCTTGTCGGGGCTTTTGCTAAGTCTGGTACTAGTCTTATTCGGCAGCTCGTGGATGCAGGAACACTCTCAAATTTGCCAGGCGGCTTTAAGACCCGTGGCTTGCGAGTCAAAGGTGACGACACTCCTATTTCCCCAGGTGAGTTCCGAGATGTGGACGTACCATCCGGGGTCCTCAAAGACAACATTCTGCCATTACCTTATAAGGAGCCCTCACAAGTCCTCTATAGCTTGCTTGGCACAATTGTAGAAGAAGGCCGCCGCTTTGCCTCGGCATCGGATATGAAGATTGCCGACATGTCAGCCAACACTCCTGTTGGTACGACACTGGCTATTCTGGAGCGCACTCTAAAAGTCATGTCTGCGGTGCAAGCCCGTGTTCACTACAGCCTTAAGCAAGAGCTAAAGTTACTGCGTGACATTATCCGTGATTACACACCAGACGAATACAGCTACCAGCCTGACATTGGCACTCGTTTTGCAAAACAGTCCGACTACGATAACTGCGATGTAATTCCAGTATCGGATCCAAATGCGGCCACGATGAGCCAGAAGGTTGTTCAGTATCAAGCCGTTCTTCAGCTTGCTCAGCAGGCGCCTCAGTTATATGACATGGGTCAATTGCACCGCCAGATGCTGGAAGTCTTGGGAATTAAAAACGCCAAGAAGCTGGTGAAGATCGAGGACGATCAAATGCCAGAAGATCCAATTACGGAAAACATGAACATTTTGAACATGAAACCCGTTAAGGCGTTCCTATATCAAGATCATCAAGCCCATATCACCGTGCATATGAATGCCATGAAAGATCCAAAAATGGCTGCTTTGATTGGTCAAAACCCACAGGCTCAAGCAATTGGCGCAGCAGCGATGGCGCATATCCAACAGCACTTAGCCTTTGAGTACCGTAAGCAGATGGAACAATTGATGCAAGTTCAGTTGCCTAATCCAGAGGACAGGGAGGAACATATTCCGCGCGATCAAGAGGTTCAGTTATCTATCATGGCAGCGCAGGCTTCTGATGCTTTATTACAACGCAATCAAACTGAGATTGCGGCGCAACAAGCGCAGCAGGCAGCACAAGATCCAGTCATTCAGATGCAAGCGCAAGAACTTCAGCTAAAACAAGCCGAGGAACAGCGCAAAGCAGCTAAAGATCAGGCAGATATACAAGAAGCAGCTGCCCGTTTAGAGCTGGAAAGAGAAAGAATCGCTTCACAAGAGCGTATAGCTGGCGCCCAGATTCTGGCAAAAACAGAAAAAGACCAGGCAGACAACGAAGTAAAGGTATTACAGGCTTTGAAAAACACTAATACACCGCAAAAAGGAATTTAATAGTGGATAAAACGCTGGAATTTTTACTCTCCGAGTACAAAAACCGTATAGAAATGCTCCAAAAAGCTGTTTCTGCCGGTAATTGTGCAAATTACGAAGAGTATAAGTACGCATGTGGGCAAATTAGAGGTCTTGAGTCCGCATGTTTAACCATTACAGACCTCAAACAACGAATGGAGAACTCTAATGAGTGATTTACTAATCGGCTCAAACCCCGATGATGTAACAGCAACAACCGTTCTGCCCCAAACAGCAGAAGAAAAAGCAAAACAACTACCTGTACCGTCTGGATACCGCATTTTGTGCGTAATTCCAGAGATTGACGAAGCCTACGAGAGCGGTATTCTTAAGGCGGACAAGACAATGCACTACGAAGAAATGCTTTCAACGGTGTTTTTTGTTGTCAAGATGGGACCGGATTGCTACAAAGACGCATCCCGATTCCCAACAGGGCCATGGTGCAAAGAAGGCGACTTTATTCTGGCTAGACCAAACTCTGGCACACGATTAAAGATCCACGGACGTGAATTTAGGATTATTAACGATGACTCAGTAGAGGCAGTTGTTGAAGATCCGCGTGGCATAACCCGACCTTAAGGAGAAATCATGGCACAACAAGAATACGAAGAATTTAAATTCCCAGACGAAGCCCCTGAAGTTAAAACCGAAGAGGCCGATGAGTTTGAGATTGAGATTGAGGACGATACTCCACCAGAGGATCGGAATCGCGCTCCAATGCCTAAAAACATCGTAGACGAACTAGAGGAAGATGAGCTAGAAGAGTTTACGGGTAAGGCAAAAGAGAAATTAATCCAACTCAAAAAGGTTTGGAATGACGAGCGGAGAGCCAAAGACGCTGTAAGTAAAGAAGCGGCTGAAGCAACCCGTATAGCCCAACAACTGCTTGCTGAAAACCAGAAACTGAAGTCTAAGTTAACGGTTGGTGAGCAAACCTTGCACAACAAGTACAAGGAAAACATCAGTTATGAGCTTGAAAAAGCACGATCTGAATACAAGGACGCTTATGACTCTGGCGATTCTGATCGTTTAGTAGAAGCTCAGGAAAAGCTGACTACTGTTCAAATGGAAGCAAAACAAATTGAACGGTATCAGCCTGAATATTCAGAAGAGGCTTTACAAAATTCTGAAATTGAGGTACAAATACCACAACAACCTCAACGATTGGAACCAAAAACCCAATCGTGGCTGGACAAAAACAGCTGGTATGGGGTTGACGAAGATATGAGCTTCCTAGCAATGGGAATCCATAGACGACTGGAAAGGGAGGGAGTCCCAATAGGCTCTGATCACTATTTCAGTATGATTGACAAAGAAGTACGTCAACGATTCCCAGAGAAATTTGGGAATGAAGAGACCAAATACTCTTCAGAAGTAGAAATCAAACCCTCTACTAAAACTAGTAAACCGAGCAATGTAGTTGCTCCAGCGACTAGATCTACATCTCCAAAAAAGGTGCGTCTAACGCCTACGCAAGTACTACTGGCGAAGAAATTTAATCTAACCCCAGAGCAGTATGCTCGTGAACTTACAAAATTGGAGTCCCAAAATGGCTGAAAACAGAACACCTCGTGAAGTAGCAACTCGTCAACAAGATGCGCGCCCCCAGCAGTGGAAGCAACCAGATTTGTTGCCGGAACCCGATAAGCAGGCAGGATTTTCTTACCGGTGGATTAGAGTAGCTACTTTAGGCAAGGCAGACCCCCGCAATGTCTCAGCAAAACTGAGAGAAGGTTGGGAGCCTGTACGTGTAGAGGAACAACCGAAGTTCCAACTGTTAGTTGATCCTGATAGTCGTTTTAAAGACAACATCGAGATTGGCGGGTTGTTGTTGTGCAAGACACCAGATGAGTTTGTAGAGCAGCGTAATAACCATTACTCCGCTCAAGCAGATGCTCAAATGATGGCTGTAGACAACGCTCTTATGCGTCAAAGTGACCCACGTATGCCTCTCTTTAACGAGGGAAAGTCTACTACGTCCTTTGGCAAAAGTTAATTTTAATTAGGAGATTTAAATGGCTTATCCAACCGTTGACGCTCCCTACGGCTTACAGGCTTTAAACCGCGTAGATGGCTTGCCATATGCTGGTGCAACTCGCTTAATCCCGATTGCTTCCACATATAACACGCCTATTTATGATGGTGATATTGTCCGTGTAGCTGCAGGTGGCACTATTCAAAAATCGACCGTAACTGTTGACGCTACTACAGCAGCTGCAAATAACACCGTTGGTGTGTTTGTAGGTGTTCAGTACGTTAATACCCAAGGTCAAACCGTTCAGGCTCAATATTATCCAGGTAATGCCGCTGCTACCAGCGCCGTTGCTTTTGTAATTGATGATCCTTTGGCAGCCTTCCGTGTCGCAGTAACTTTGGCAAACAGCGCTATGTCGACTGTAAACCAGAGCATTGTTGGCACCAACATGGCTATTGTTCAGGGCGCAGGCTCTAACACAACTGGTAATTCTGGTGTTTCTGTTGTTGCAACTACAGCAGAAGGTAACGCAGCAGCCCTCCCAGTACGTGTTATTGCGGTTATCCCTGATACTGCGTCTAACGCAACGGCCTTTACTGAAGTATTAGTAAAGTTCAACAACCACCAATACAACGTGACTTCTGCGTTGAATTACACCGCATAAGGAGCTATAAATGGCTATTTCACGCGCACAACTACTGAAAGA